CACCTCTTCATCTGCGAGGCGCGTCGGAACTTGGCTTCCAGTCTGTCCTGCTCCTCCTCCGAGAGGGGCTTGGCCTTGAAGTTCATCCGCTTCTCTAACTCCGCGACTCTTTGCCTTGCTCCTTTGCCGCTTTGGCAAGGTACTCAGCCATCAGGCCAGTCTTGGTTTGCTCACGGGGCGGAGGGGCAGAACTTTCCTCTGGGGACGCAATGCCACCGCCGTCAAACTTCTGGGGCTTCTTGACCGAGCCGCCAATTGCTTTGTGCATAGCAAACCGCTTCTGAAAGCGTGCCATGTCTTCTGGCGATTCTTTGTGGGCTGAACCGCCACCCGAATACTTTTCTTCTGACTTCTTGCCGTACACGGGTTTCTTTGCCAACACAAGAGGGCCAATTTGCAAAACCTCCTCGGCATTGGTAATTGGCTCCATTGTGGTGCGGTCATAAAAATAACCGTGACGCTCTGGGTCGTAGCCCACCTGACGCCAGTCCTTGTGATTGAGGTATTTCTGCGCACGCTTGACTGCGCTCTTGTCGTCTACAGGGTTCCACTCACCCCTGATCACCGCAAAGGGTGCCTTGGGGCCACCTTGAGCAACTTTCAGCGCCTTGTCGGGCGCTCCGATCATTGAGGCGTTCTTAACAGACGACACCGAACCATAAACCGTTGGCGCATCCTTGCGGTGGATCGAATTTACCCACACGCCATGATCTTTGTACGCAGGGATGTCGAGGCGAAGGTCTGCCTGCTCACCGGGCGTCATCTCATTGGTTTTGCCAAACATCGCCTTTTTGTTCTCGGTTAGCGCACGCATCGCGTCTTCAGCCGTTGCTGGCTGTGGCACAAACGAGTACGGGGCAACAGGCTTCACCTTGTTGACCAGCGCGTCGTACTGAGATGGGGACAATTCACCTGCGGCCAATTTGTTTGCGGCTTCGGTCAATTCTGGCACGCGCTTGGTCACATCTTTGAAGTTCATGTCCAGACGATTTACCGCTGGTGTTGCCAGTGCCGCATCAGCGGCTTTGCTGGCCTTCTCAACTGCACCCATCAAGCCTCTGCCAATCTTGCCGCCATCAACCATGTGGACTGGCTTATCAAAGATGCTCCCGCCTTTTGCCATCTTGACTGGCTTGCTTTGGACGCGGCCACCAATGGCCTTATGCATAGCGAATCGCTTTTGGAAGCGGGCCATGTCCTCTGGGGATTCTTTGCGGTTCACAGCGCCACCAGCCTTCTTTCCTGCCTTCTGCATCTTGGTCAACAGCGCCTCGGTCAACTGCACCGTGGGATCGTTCTTGGTGTAGTCCATCAGCGTCACGCCACGGTTCTTACCCTGCGCGGCCAAGTCTAGTTTCTTCTGCGCTTCCCAGTCGGTGTACACCTCTCTGATTGGCACGGGAATGTAGTTCACGCCAAGGTCTTCGCCAGTCAGAATCTTGCGGTAGTCGCTGTGCAAGTCAGGGCGGTCGATGACATTGCCCTCTAGCGTGAACAGCCTGTTGCCCAAATCTAGCGTGCCAGCGTTTGCCACATTGGGGTCGAGGTTCTTCTCAAGTAAGTCCTCCATTGGAACCGTGCGGCCCTTCTCGCCGCCCACACCACGGCCAGCAAAGATGTCAGCCATCAAGCCGCGTTGGTCATAGGTCGTAACCTTCTGGCGGAAGTTGCGTGAACCCAAGTCAATGCCGTTGGGGAAGATTAACTCGCCCTTGTTGTTCACCGCAGTGCTGGCGCGGTCGCTCAACTTCTGGATTTCCTCTGGCGACATATTCTTGCGCTGGTTGGCAAAGATGTCAGCGAACTGGCCGAACATGGTGGAGTTGGACTTGTGCTGTTCGAGGCCACCGACCGACGGCGTCCAGATCACCTTGGCCCCTGCGGGCACTCCAGCCTTGTTGCGGTTCAGGATACGCGTCGCCATCTTCTGGTCGGTCACGCCTGCCGCCGCCTTGGCATCGGCGTAGTTAGGGTCTACCAACTGAATGCCAGAGAATCCGGGGCCACCCTTCTTGCCTTGAGACAGATCAACCTTCATGCGGTCATAGAAGATCGGCTTGAGGTATGCGCCCTCATGCTGGCCGTATGCCTCCGACGCCTTGATGGGAGGGTTAGCCGCCTCCAGCGCCAGCCGCTTGGCCTCCAGCGCCTGATCAGCCGCACGGCTTGCATTGCGTATTGCACTCAATCCGCCTTTGATCGCCTTGGTTGGGTCTGCCATGTTGCTCCTTACGCCGAGTACGGGTTCACCCGCTTGGCTTGAGTGAATTCTAAATAATCATCGTCATTATCAGGCGGTTCTGGATTGATGTCGAGCCAGTTCATGTCCTTCAATAACCGAATTGCTTGCGTTGCGCTATCGACATAGTCGTCGTGTGCCGCATCAGGGAACGCGCATATCTGGGACAAGAAGCCCTCGGCCCAACTCCTGACATAGCCCTTGTGGGTGTCGGACTCAGGCAACCAGACACGGCCAGTCGCAAAGATGGACGCAGTGATCTGAAGGCGTTGCATCTTGTCAGCCCTGCCGGGGTTGTAGGCACGCACAGGCAAGTGGGCGGCGCGTAGTTCTTGAATGAGCGAGATGCCTGCCGCCTTGTCCTCCACGAGGATCAGGTCTGGCCGCTTGGCCTCGCGCCCTTCACCATAGGACACACGCCACTCCTCCAGCACCTTGGGCTTGAGTTTAGGGAAGGACAGGTGTTCAGCCCAGCAGTCGATCAGCAGGCACGACATCGGGCCGTCCTGCGGCTTGAACACGCCCCATGTCGTCATGGCCGTCGGGTCGTTGTGTTCCTTCTCAGAGAAAGCGCAGTCATAGGACTGCACGATGTACTCGAACTTGGGGAAGGGCTTCTTAGCAGGCCACAACTTGAACATATCGCGGGAGACCACCTTGCCGTCTTCGAGGTCAACGATCTGGCCTAGCACCTCCTGCTCGTACAGTTTGGAACCCTTGTATGAGTCCAACTGCCGCTGGAATGCCTTGTCAAGGTTCTTGGCGTTGTCGAAGGTGCTGGCGCGGGACACCACCACATCGTCACCCTCACGGCCCACCAGATCAAGGATCAAGTCCTTGGGGCGCGGTGTCGTGGTCACGATCACACGAGGCTGGCTGTGGGGCTTGTCGTCTGGCTTGATACGCAGGCCAAGCATCATGTTGTCCCACGCCTCGTTCGGGCCGAGGTAGTTGAATGCGGCCAACTCGTCGCACCATACGAAGGATGAGTTGATACCGCGCAGGCGGTCATATGAGTCAGCAGACACACCCCTGATCTTGGAGCCGTTGCTCAACTTGATCAGGTGGTCTTGCTTGTTGTAGTCCACCACCAGTGCTTCAGGGATGCACGCCAGCAGGCCAGACGGCCCCTCAAAGCAGGTGAATTTCAAGTCACCCGATGTGGGAGCCAGAACGATGCTCATCGTTTCTGGGTGCGTCCATGCCCACCACCACAAAGCCTCGGCGGCTGACCTCGTCTTACCCGCCCCACGGCCCGCAAGCATCAAGAACACGCGGTAATCAAGATGCAGGTCTGGCGGTATCTGATACGGGTGCGCTCCTGCGATCCACTTGGCATGAGCGATGAAAGCGATTCGGTTATGTTCGGGCAGAGTCTCGAACTCGGCCACCGTCTGGTCATCGAACAGGTCAGCCAGCACGCTTGGTCATCTCCATGTTGCGGATGATCTCCTCGAACTTGCTGGCCGTTGCGTCTTGCGTGGCGATGGGGGCCGCGCCCTCCACGCCGTGCAGGCCCAACTTGTCGCCGTACTTCTTTGGCTTGAGTTTCATGGCCGTCCACTTGCGGGCCTCAATGCGTTGCTTCTGCCACTGGATGTAGGTCATGTCCAGACTGGTGCGGCCTTTGTCGTCGGTGTACTCAGGCGGCATCTCGTCGGCGATCTGGAGGATTTCATCGGCGTTAGTGTCGGCCTGCTCTTCACGAGCGCGTGCGTATTGCTCCGCAAAAAGAGGGAAGCGAATCAACCACTCGTAAATCGTAGACTGCGCTGGGAGTTTCCCAACAGTGTCAGCCTTCAGTATCTGCCTTAGACTCATCCCCTCACTTAGCATCATGCATATGAGGTCAGCAGTGTCTTGGTTGAACTTTGTTGGCCTGCCTGTTTTTGCGGGCGTAGAAGCCTTCGTTGCCTTTGCGGCTACCTTGGCCTTCCCAATGGCTTTGGCGGCCTCCTGTGCCGCTCTAGCGTTCTTTGCGGGCCTCTTTGGCCCCTTCGGTGTTTCTGGCATGACCCATATTCCCCATAAAGTCGAATTGATCGCAGTGTAATCGATTCGCTTATGGTTCGCCAGTCTACGCTTTGGGCATAGGAATACCAATCAAGGCCATCGCCCTGTCTCGGTTACATCAGCGACCTCTAAGGCCAGAAGATGTTGTCAGTGTCCTGCCTTGAACTTTAACGCAGGTTGACGGTCTCAGGCTTTCGCCACACCAACACGACTGGGGACTGGCAGGTTCCCTACCCTGAATATGGGACTGCACCCACGGCTTCAGTTCTCGGCAATCCCCATGCGTGATGGTTCCGCTTGCGCGGAAACCCATTCGGTTTTATTTCGCTTGCGTTTCGCTACATAGGTTTTTGACATATGCGCTGGACTCTTGCTTCATGCAGTCTTCCTCATCCAGAGTGAAGTCTGGCACCCACATCCAGAACATCAAAAACGCAATAAAGATTATACCAATAATTAACTTTTGCAACACGGTCTCCTCTGGTAATTGTTGGCTTGGCAGGTCTTTCATCATGTCGTCAATCTCCTGTTTGTTCATACGGCCTCCACGGCGTTGGTTTGTTGTTCTTCGGTTGGCTCACTGATTGCCCACCATTCAAGGTTGCCATACTTTTCGTTACGCTTGCCAATGTCGTACAGCCAGACATTGAAATTGGGGGACTTGAACTTGACCACCTGTCCCTCGAACTGTGGTCGGCCCGGTGCGTTGATGCCGCCAGTCATGCTGTCACCTCTTTCGCCAAGATGGCCTGCAAGCCCTCCAGCATCTGCTGTGCCTCCTCACGGGTCAAGGTGGTGTGCATTGACGAGCCACGGGCCTGCAAGGACAGCCACACGCCGCCGTCGTCCCACTGGTCAACGCCAATGCGCACGCTGTCTTGGGTGTAGATGGTTGTTTCAATTTCGTTTGACATAATCGATTCGCTTTCAGTTGGTTATTGATTCGGTAGTGGGGGCCGAAGCCCCCTGTTGGTTTAGCCAATGAGCAGACTCACATCCTTGACATCTTCCATGTTCGCGAGGCGACCATAGTTGCTGATGCTGAACTCGATCTGGGCCAATGTGGGCACGCCCAGCAAAGAGTAATCCACGCCTTGGATGCACTGGTTGGTGCCTTCAAACCAAGTCAGAGTGACATGGAAACCGTCAACGCTCTCAACGGTGCGCACTTGCGCTTCTGGGCTGTCGCTAGTCACCACCAGTTGACCGGGGCGGATGTCTTTGAGTTTGATAGATTTTTTCATTTCGCTTTTCTTTCGCTTTTAACTGACTATGCGGAATTGCTGTGTCAGTGAAGATAGTGTAACACGGTAATTCACCTTGACAACACTTTTTTAAATTATTTTGTAGGGACAAACCCTTAGTCGTTCATGTACTGGGCAATCTCGCTCTCAATGCGGGACTCGTCCTTGCTGGTCATCTTTTTTTCCAGCCACGGGGCAGGACGGCCACGGCGGTCACACACCACCCACTCGCTCTCGCTATAGCCGTGGTAGTCCCAGTCGCTGGCCGCATTCTGGCTGTAGGAGCCAGCAACGCTGAAGTATTCAACGACACCGATCACGCA